TTCTACCTTCAGAGGCTGGTCGCCCACCACTGGCTTGCTCCACTCTGCGAATGAGTCCAACACGGCTTCGCGCAGCGCCTTGATGTCGCCCGCATCGGCACGCAGCATCAGATCATCCATGGTGAGCGTGGTGTCGCGGTTGTTGGCCAGGATGCAGGCGTAGTAGAGCGCCATCATGTTGCTGGTCTTTTCCAGCGCTGTAGCGTCGAAGGCAGCGCCCGTGATCTCTTCGTAGGCTATCTGCGTAGCCATGTTATAGGCGATGCCGATCTCATGGCCTAAGATGTTTATCTTTTTCTTTTCCATATCTGTTTTGAATTGAGAGTTAAAGCAAAACGCCCACCGCCTTGCACACAATGAGACATGTGGGATAGGCAGCAGGCGTGTAGTGTCATGCTGGCACGGTCAGTGCACCATAGATGTTGATGGTGCCGCTGTAGGTGGCATTTTGGCCCACCTGGCCCGTAGCTTGCATGCTGGTTATCTTGCCTTGGCCGGTGCAGATCACAGTCCCCTTGGTCCTGTTGTTAGCCCCTGAAGCCATGGCGATCTCGAAGTTAATCAGCGTGTCACTCACTCCGGCGGTGATGTCGCTGAGGGTCTTTCCGCCCGCATCCGTTCCTACACCTATCAAGGCATTGAACTGGATGTCACCAGAGCGCTGGGTGATCTCGAAGGCATCCCACGCCACGCCATCGGCATCGGTGTCGTCCTTGGTGGTGCTGTTCTCGGTCTGCGCGCTCAGGTGCAGCGTCATATCAGTGCAGAGTGCTATCACATCGTCGGATGTGCCATCCTTGATGAAGAGTCTTAAGTGTTGTCCTTTATCCATAACTTTCTTCTACTACTTGTTTGTTGAATTAAGACAAAGCACCGGTGCCCTGATACTGGCACGTCACGGTCACATTGGCGCGGTTAGGCGCATTGATTGAGAGGTCTATCAGGTGTGCCTGACCGCTGCGCTTGAAAGCAGCATTCTGAGCCACGCGGTTCTGCCCTCCGGCGGTGTGATCCCAGCCCACAGTGACAGGGTTGTCGCTGTTGAACATGGTGATCAGCGCCTTCAGTTCAGCCGCCGTAGCCTGCAGAGAGTCAACTTGTGCAGTCCAGCCGCGAGATACCATCTGCTCGGTGTCATAGCTGCCTTCGGTGTCCTTGGTGCGAGCGCTCTCGGTGTTACCAGTGATGCCCACCTGGCACGAGGTAGCTTCGGCCACAGCAGCGCCATCTACCAGCACTCTGAAGTTTTGGCCTTTGATCTTGGTTAATGCCATAGTCTTACTTTTTTTGATTAAACATTCTGAGCACGCACATCGCATTGGTACGATAGGCGCATCCAGTAGCAGGGCTTCTGGTCGTCATAGTTGACGCCCGTAGCGCTAAGCTGGTAGTCCATAGGTGCCTCTCCGATGTCAGTATCATCTTCTGGCAGCTGTTCGAAGAATGCCAGCACCGTGGAGCGCACGGCCTGGGTGAGGTCGAATAGCTCCTTGCGCGTAGATGCCGCTACCTCTATGCCGATGGTCACCGTGTCCGTGTCTCCCTCGAGGGAGTCCTTCGTGGTCTGGTCGTTCACCAGCCCGTCGAAGCTCACGATGATGTATGGCAGTGGTGCGTTCTCCGCCTCTGGCTCAGGCAGCGCGATGGCTGTGTTATACACGTCACCCGCTGGAAGCTGTGCCATCAGTTCCTGGTTCTCGCGCAGGGCGCGCACGAAGATGATGTCTGTCTGTAGGCTCATAGTCTTTCATCTTTTTCTGCTGGCAAACTCCAGCGGGATGTATTTCCCGACCTGGAGTCGCCAAAACAGAAGGAAAAAGTATCTAAGTGCGATTAGCCGCCGATCTCGTTAGAAGATCCAGAATCTACCACCTTGTACAGAGCGAAGGCCTGAGTTGGGTAGGTAGTCACGCCGCCAGAGGTCTGAGGATCGCCGCCGTTGATGTGAGTTGACAGGTCGGTCATAGACCATGCAGAGTTGAGCGTCAGCTGGGTGACATTCTTCTTTGCGCCAGTGATAGGATCTACCGTGAATCGCACCTCACCATGCTGCTGGAGAGCGAACCACTCGAAGTAGCCGATGCCGATGCTCTTGTCGCTGGTAGCAACCAGGTTGCCACTGCCATCGAGGGTGGTGTTAAGGTAGTGAGTCACCACGTATGGATAGCCAGCGCAGAGGCCGTTTTCGATTACGAAGCCAGCAGCTGCGCCTGCGAGCTTAGGAGTTGCCTTCAGCTCTGCCTCGGTTACGCGGTCCAGGATGATCACTACATCGCCCTCGAAGAAGCCCTTGTCTGAGAATTCAGCCACGGCCTTCAGGATAGACTTGTAGGCGTTGCCGGCGATGTCGATAGTACCAGAAGAAGCCAAGCCGCTGAATGGGCCCTTGTTTCCAGTCCATGCAGCCTGAGAGTAGATCTTCTTAGCCAGATACTTTCTCAGTGCGATGGTGAACTTAGCCTGTACGAAGGCCATCAGGTCAAACGCTGCGTTGTCGATGGCCATATTAGATACAGGCACAGTCAGACCTACGCGCTGCTGCTGTGGGGTGATGTTGGCGAAGTTCACCACCTGGTCTGTCAGTGGAATCACCTCACCCACTTCTTCCATCTCTACGTCATCTACGTTCACAGGCCAGATCTCATTGCCAGTCACACCGGTAACGATGCGCAGCTGTGCAGGCAGGTCGAGACCCTCGTGCAGTGTAGGGATCAGGTCGTGGATAGTCAGGTTGATAGCACCTGATGCGGTGATGTTGGCTGTGGTGTTACCAGTAGCAGGGAACAAGAGGATTTCACGCTCCTTAGTTCCAGCCTTCACGCCACGCAGATACTCGCGCAGAGCTACGTTCTTGCTCTCGGAATCTATCATCTTAGCCATCTCGCGCTCAGTAGCCATGGCCTTCAGAGATTGAGTGTTGAGCGTGTATTCGCGAGACAGCATGTCCCACTCGCGCTGCTCAGCCTCGTTAAACTCACGATTCTCCTTATAGGCAGAATCGTTCATCGCGCCCATGCGATCCTGGATCTCACGGTTGCGAGCTTGCAGTTCGTCTTTTGTTTTTCCCATAATAAAACGGTTTTAAGAGGGGTTAATAATTAAGTGATAGTTTTCTCCTTCTATAGTTGTAGCTGCGTTCTGCTGCTGCCTTGGCTTCGGCTGCCATGGCCTCTTCTTCGGCCTTGCGCTGTGCCTCTGCTTCAGCTTCACGCTGCTGTTTCTCCATGTCACTTTCCTGACGCGGGCAATGCGCGTCGAAAAACTTTTCTTCGATTTCGCGCTGAGCCACATCTGTCTGTGGGTAGGCAGGATGCCCTGCGATAGTCACATCATAGAGCGCGTCTATGCGCTTCACGTGGCGCAGCCATACTTGCTTGTTGTCATGATCCTCCAGCACGAGGCGCTCGTAGCTAACGCCGTTCTCGCTGTCTTCCTCGTTGGCGCGGAATGAGAATGACATACCGCTGATGTCCCCACGCTCTATGGCAGATAGAAGTTCATCTGCACGTGAGGTCTCTGCAAGGGTGCAGCGTATCATGAGACCGCGCTGGTCAAGTTCCAAGGAGAGCGTCCCTTTGCCTTGGCGCCACCTACCAAGAATAGCTGTCCGATCGTGGAAGGCCGTCAAAACCACATCCGACCTATTGAGAAGGTCGAGTGTGATGCTACCAGGTTCTATCACCTCATATACTTCTCTGTAATCACTCCATGGTGTAAGGTTCACAGAGCGGACACCGAACACCACGGCATGGCCCTCTATAGTACGGCTTTTCTCTCCGTTCCCCGCCTCACGCACATGGAGTCCTGAGACATGAAGGTCAATCTGGCGACTTAATCTTTTATCGTTCATATTTTTCTGATTTATTGTTATCTAAAAGCCTATGTATTGCTGGCTGGGGTTTCCGTTGGCGTAGTGGTGCCTCGCAGCTTTGCCGATCCGAGCTCTGCCAGGTTGGTGCTCAGGTAGTGCGTGTCTCCGCCATCCACGGCTGGCAGGTCGTACTGTTGGCGCAGCTCGTTGACGGTCATCACGCCCGTTTCCAGGCGCATCTTGTCTATCTCAGCCTGAGTCTTAAGGTCCATGCGCAGCAGCGGCTGTTCGCACAGATGGAAGCGTCTCTGGCCGAAGTCGTACATGTTGAGGAACTTCGCATCGAAAAGATCCTCCAGCTCACGGGCCAATGGGGCGATGGTGCGCTGTAGGTATTCCATCGTCGCATTGGTGTAGTCATTGTAGTGGCTGTTAGTGTCGAGCATCAGCAGCGGGCGCGGCGTACCGTAGAAGCGTGCCACGTCATCCATGCTTACGTTCAGCACCTCCATCAGCTGCATGTCTTGTGCCGTCATGCTTATGCTTTGCACTTTATCCAGGCCACGCAGCGCCACCACGTCTTTGGTGTAGATGCGCTCGTTGATCTCGTCTGCATACTTCTGCATCTGCTCTTTATTGAAGAGTCCGTAGGCCAATGTACCAGGAGCGCTTGCAGGCTTCTCCTCACCGATCAGCAGCTTCACGCGCCCGCCCTTCGCAGCGCTCTCCATACTTTGTGCCTTTGAGGTGGCTATGAGTGAGAGGGTTTGAATGGCAAAGACGTGCGTAGGGATGCCCATGTAGCCGTCGGTGGTGCGATAGGTGTTTCGCCAGTGGATCACGTCGCGCGCTGGGGCTTCGAAGCGTGAGCGCATGCCGTTCTGGGTGTTGTAGGTCAGCGTGTAGGTATCTGTCAGCGGATTGTAGCCGCCACACAGCGCCAGCCATAGGTTGACGGGTCTATCCAGATCGTCACGCTCGATGTACACGTAGGCATTACCCAGCAGCTCACGATGAATGCTCATCTGCTGGAAGAGCTCAGAGCCTGTCATCATGGGGTTGGCACGCTTTTGCAGCAGATAGTTCAATACGCGGCCTTCGCCATACATACTTGGCACGAAGTTGCCGCCCTGGCTGTCTTTGCGCTGGTACTGCATTTCCATCTGGCCGATGGTTTTGGCCTTCAGCTCCACGGCCCTGTATAGCGCAGAGATGGTGAGCGCCATCTGTGGGGAGTTCACGCGCACCACATTCTCCTGATAGCTGCCAGAGCCAGAGGCCGGCTGGTTGCTCGGTGCGTTAGGATCGGTGGTGGTCACCGCGCCCTGCTGGGTGCTTTGGCCGCCGATCTCACGCTTGCGGAACATATGTATGAAGAAATTATCCATATATTTTTACTCCTTTCTTTTCCTTCTATATAGGCGCTTGGGTTTACTTTTGGCGGGTTGCTCACCGTTCAGGATGGCTTCTTTCTCCTCGGTGTAGAGATTGATCCCGAAGAAGTATTCCTTGCGGTTCTTCAGCCATTCCCTGGTGTAGTTATCGCCACAGCATGTGCCACGCTTGCACTTGATGTTGGCATATTCCCAGGCACTCTTGGTGTCATAGTGATCTATGCGTGCAATGTCATGGATGACATTACCCTGGATAGGTAACTGAGGCACCTTCTCGCCTCGCACATTCACCACACGGAGCTCCGGTGCATTGGGGCAGTGAGGGTCGTTGAAGCTGATGACCTGGATGCCTGTACGCACGAAGCATTTTACGTGACGGTTTATCTGGAAGTCGGTAGGTGTGCCCTGCGTGAATCGCTCCACCACTGGCAGCGGTTCATAGTGCAGTTTGTCATTGTCGGTCATGGTGCGCCAGTTCATCACCACCACCTGTGCATTGTAGGTGCTCAGGAATTCAGGGGCGCTCATGCCGTCGGTCTGTAGGAATTCGTCAAAGTCGAAGAAGCCCATCCAGTCATGGTTTCTGCCAAATCTGTTGTAGCAATCCTCATACGCACCTTTTTGCAAACCATTCCACGGGATGATCTGCACGAAGTCCTCTTTGCTGTAGTCTTGCAGCACCTCCATGAAATGCCCTTCGCCCTCGCGGTTATTGTCGTAGATGTAGATCTTACTGATGCCCATCTGCCTGTAGTGCTCCACCCACTCACGGGCATAGAGGTTTTCCATGCGCCCTATGGCACACACGGCTACATCTGGCAGCTTGATTTCCCACAGATTGCGGTGACGGTTCAGCCATGTCTGGTGGTCTTTCGCGCTGTTGTTCTTCCATGAGCCCGATCCGTAGTGCTCCAGATACATGCGGATGTCCACGTGCAGGCCCTTCAGCTTTGGGCGGTGTGTCAGTATATCTTCCAGAAGTGATGCACCCGTGTCATACCAGTTATTGCGGTTGTCACGGCCGCCTGGCAGAAGTCCGTAGGTACGCTTTGGGTCAAAGTATCTCACACCTTCAGCCTTGAACATAGGCACATTGAACCAGCAGAGCATAGGCATCACGCGCCCTATGCCAAACCTGTTGTGTGGCTGGGAGCGCTGTGCATATCCCACAAAGCTGTATTCCTGTCTGAAGAATGATTCGATGCCTTGTTTCAGCAGGATGTCACTCTCCATCAGCACGAAGCCATCGGGCAGCAGCTCCCAAAGTTTCTGCACGGTCATCATGTGTTTGGCAGATCCGAAGTTGCAGT